TAAGTCGTTATCTGTTTGCAGCTTCTTTAAGGCTCTTACATGCCCGTCTACAGCGTCTTTTGTGTTCTGCTTAGGGTCAATAGGTCGGATAATCTGCAAATAGTCCACGATAACAACGGGCTTTGTGCCGGTCTGCTTTATATAGTCCTTTACCGTGCCTGTAATCGTGTCTATGGTCGTATCGAAAGAACATTCTATAACGGTTTCATGCTCTGCAAAATCGGCATAGGTTCTTACAGCTTCTTTTACGGCATCCGTTATATTGCCCCGGCGTATCTCTATAGCACTTACCGCCGTTGCAAAGTCGCTGCGCTCGGATTGCTGCGCCGTTATCCGGGCAAGCCCCTTTGTAACCATTTCAAGCCGGGTTTGCTCTAAGCTGAAATATAAAACATGGTCGCCCGCCTTTGCTAATTGGTCGCCTAATTGGTGTGCAAAGGTCGTTTTGCCTAAGCTGCTTATAGCCCCTAAGACGTATAAGCCCGGGTAAAGGCTCGTTATTTCGTCTATATTGCTAAAGCCGGTTTTGCGGTCTTTGAAGCTCTGAAAGCGTTCTAAGTCGCCTTTTAAGCTGTTTTTGATGTATTCCCGGATATTCTCGGGCGGTTTCTTTTCCTGTGCCGGTTGCGCCGGCGCAATTTCTCTTTCTTGCGGCTGCATTGCCCTTGCCCCTCTTTCTGCAAAATCTTCTTGCGCTGTAGCCCTAACAGGCGGGGTATAAGTCGGCGTGTTTGCGATTGCCGCCGCTATGGTCTTTGCGCCGTAGGTCTGCGCCCCCCGCTTTTGTTCCCATTTCGGGCGCATCAATCCCGATTGCCTAAACATTCGGTCAATGCGTGCAGCGTCGTTATTAGTCCAGTAAGCTAAATGATTTGCTAAGGCTTGGTCTGCTCTGCTGTGGTCGTTATCATGCCCGGATATATCGCCGCTGTAAAGGGCTTGTATTTCCCGCCCCTTTGCGCTGCTAAACATCTTTTGCCACAATTCCGCATCTGTGCCGGTGTCCTTATATGAGCCCACAGGATTAGAGCCCGTGCCGGTCTGCGCCTTTGGCTGCTCTTTAGGCGGCTTATACAGATACTTCATATAAACCGCTTTTACTTGCTCTGTGCGTTCCTGTATCGGCTTAGCTGCGCCGTAGGGCTTGCCGGTTACTGTGAAGAAACGCCCATTGTTGTACATCTCTAAGCCTATTGCATCGTTGCGGCTTCCTATAGGCTTTGCCCCGGGGCACTTGCAAAGGATATGCAAGCCTTTACCGCTCGGGCTGTACTCGGTGTAGCTGTCTATCGTCGCTACAATTTCGGCTGCTACAGCGTTTATATTGCCGTCTGCGCCTATTACGTTGTCAAGGTCAATACCCATATACCCGGCTGCAAATTCAAAGCCCACGCCGTCAAAATGAAAGCGGCGGGCGGCTTCTACAGCTTCGGCATAGGTCGCCCACGTCGCCGGGTCGTTCGCCTTTGCGCCGTAGCCGGTCGCCGGGTTCTTCGGTATCTTGCTGTTTTTCTGCTTTTTCTCGTTCCATTGGTTTTGATAGCATACCCATTGCGGTAAGCTCTTGAGTTCTTCTAATTCATGCGGTAAACTCATTTTATAGCTCCTTTGCGCTCGGTCGGTGTGCGGGGCTATGGAATGAGCCCACAGGGTAGGTTGCTGCTACTTTGCGGGCTCTTTCTCTTTCCCTTATGCTATTGATACCACAGGCGGGGCGGCGGCTGCAAGCAAGCCGCCCACGCCCCTATAAAGCTTATATATGCTTATAAAGCTTATACGTTTTTTGCCCTTGCTCGGAAAGCCTTATAAATAGGGGCTTTGCGGCACTTTTTCGGGGTCTTTAGCGTTACGAGTTTTGCACCCGGGCGTTACGAGTTTTGCACCCGGGCGTTACGAGTTTTGCACCCGGGCGTTACTGGTTTTGCACCCGCCCTATTACTCGTTTTTCAGTCTAATAGTAACGCTGTACATTTCTTGCCCCCGCTTATTTTCAACGTACCCGGCAATAAACTTTTCTTTCTTCCAGTAGTCTAACAGGGTTTTAATTTTGCTGCGCACGTCGGCTTTTTTCTTTCTTAGTGCGGCTGCGCTCGGGGCATCTATGCTAAGCTGCTTATATACAGTATCGTAAACAATGCTTTTGTTTTGTCCGTGTTGCATTGCTAAAATGCGGCGGTACAGATACCCTTGCAAAATTATAGTTTCCTCGTTCTTGTTTATAGGGCTGTCAAGTAGTTTCATATCTACCCGCCCTATTCTGTTAGTGCGGTTTGCGTAGGTGTATAAAACCGGCTCTTTAATGACGTGTAGGGCTTCAATTACATTGTTATTGATTGAAGCTATAGCCATTTCAGCATAAAGCAAATTGCCCTTATATTTCAAATTGTCAAAGCCGTAGGCTTTCGCTTCCTGTGAAGCGTCAATAGTAATAAGCGTGTGCATCATCTTTGTAATGCTCTGCGTTATTGCTTCGGCTTGTTTGGGCGCAAGGCGGGCTTTGGGCTTGCCTATCATGGTTCTATAAATCATTTCTACGCTCATTACATCATTGCCGCCCTCAACAAATAGCGTTGTAATAGCGTCGTGTACCTCTCTATCAAACGGGGTAAGCTTCTTAGCGTCGATAATAACCCCTGCTTTTTCCAGTTCGTCAAAGCTCATACTAAGCAAGGTATTTATTTCTTTCTTGCTTCCCCTGCGTTCTACGCCCACAGCAATAAGCTTTTTAGTGTAAAGTACATCGTTTTCAACGTCAAAAGCTTTACCGCTTAGCTTGTCTACGGTGCTTAGGTGTTCTTTGGGCGTTATTGTCGTTACTGATAATTCCGGGGGCTGCGTTGCCTTGGCTTTCTTTGCAACGGTATCATACATGCCCCGCTTATTCTCTATGCAATCGTCTATATAGTGTATAGCTTCTTTGTAGGCATCCGGGGCGGCTCTTTTCAGAAATTCGAGATAGTTTGCAAAGCTATCATAAATAGACGTTCTAAGCGCATCATCACTAAACGCCATGTCATAAGGGTTAGTAAGCTTATATGCGCCGCTGTCTAACAGTTCAACAAGTCCATTGGTAGCCTTTATAAGTTCTTCATCATCCGGGCGGCTTTTAAGCTGTTCACGGTTAAAGGCTATACCGGCTTCAATTTCCTTGCGGGCTTTGGCTGCTTGCCGGTCGGCGGCTCTGCGCTCTTTCTCTGTGGGTTCATCCCCGGCAAAGATAGAAGTAACGGCAATGTGCCGGGGCACTTCCTCTTTAATCATGCTTAGAATAGCATCGACGTTGCCCCGGTAATTCTCAAAAAGCCGGGTTTCTGCCTTGCGGGTAACCTGTGCCCGGGCATCTAACCACTTGTCATTAAGGGCGGTTTGTTCGTCCCCGGCTGCGCTCATTGCGTCGCCTAAGGCGGCTTCTTCTACGGTAAGCGGGCGTTTTTCAGCTTTAGCGGCTGCGCTTGCTTTGCTGTAGGCATCAAAAGCCGCTTGAAATTTTGCCATAGCTGCATCAAGTAGCGGTCTATATTCTTCATCAATGCGCTTTACCGCTTCTACTTCTTCCGGGGTCAATTCGTCAATAACTCTCGGCATGATTTCTACCCTCTTTCTTTGTCTTTGTAATAGTCCTTTATAGCACTTTCGGTTATATAGTAGGCGTTGCCGATTTTTTCAGCTTTTAACTTGCCGTCTTTGATGTAATCCCGGATAGTTTCGGGCGTGCGCTTCATAATTGCGCCGGTTTCCTTTGCTGTATACGCCTTTTCTTTTTCAAGCTGTATCATGTGTACCCCCTCTTATTTGTGCGGCAAAAGGTCGGTTTTGTCCTTTAAGAAAGCATCTAAGGCGGCTTCAAGAGCTTCTTTAAGCGTCAAACGCTCGGTATAGGCGTAATCTTTGAGCTTTTCCAGTTGCTCAACCTTTACAATAAAAGTTGCTCTTGTCCAATCCTCGGGCAATCCCGCCTGTACCCCGTTAGTGCGCACAAGGTCGGTTTTGGGCGGTCTGCCACGCTTTCCCCCTGTGGGTTCAATCCCTAAAGCTTCCCTTTCCTTTTCTGCATCAAAGCCCATTGCTTCAAGCGGGTTGCGGTTCATGCGTGCCATGTTCTTAGCTCCTCTCTAATATTATCATGTTTACACGGTAAAATCAAGTGCATGATGTTACTTGTATTACTCTGCTTTCAATATTTCTTGTACAAGCTGCCTGTACTGTTCTGCGCCTTTGCTCTTGGGCTTGTATTCAAATATATCTTTGCCATAGCTCGGGGCTTCTGCAAGGGCTATATTGTTGCTTATCGTGGTAGCATACACCTTGCCCGGAAAAGCCGCCGTTAAGCTCTCTAATACTTCTTTGTTTAAGAGCTTGCGGGGGTCGTACAGCGTCACAAGCACGCCGCATATTTCTAACTGTGGGTTCATTCTCTTTCTTACAAGCTCTATTGTTTGGTTAAGCTGTGCCATGCCGTCAAGTGCTAAATACTGTGCCTGTACCGGCACTATAACGCCGTTAGCGGCTGTAAGAGCCATAAGCGACAAAGTATTAAGAGACGGCGGGCAATCTATCAAAATGTAATCATAGGGCTTAGAAAGCTGTGCTATAGCTTCTTTCAAGAGCATTTCACGCCCCGGCACGGTCGCTAACTCCACGTCTGCGCCGCTTAGCATACTATCGGCGGGTAATACGTCGTATTTGCCGCCCTGTGCGGGCTGTACAGCGTCGTTTATATCGGCTGCGCCCTTTAGTACCTCGTACACGGTCGGGGCATCGTCGGAAAGCTCTATACCGGCACTTTTGCTAAGGTTGCCGCTTTGGTCTGCATCAATGAGCAATACAGCTTTGCCGGTCGCTGCAAGCCCTGCACCCACATTAAGGGCGGTTGTGGTCTTTCCTACGCCGCCTTTTTGATTTACTAAGGCGTATACTTTCATTCTGTAGCCCCCTTTTCATCAAAGCACGCCCACGGGTCATAAAGTACCTTGCTGCTTACCCGTTCCCCGTGCTTGTATTCGTATTTGTATACGGTTGCTTCATAGTTTGCGCCGGTGCTTATGGCTTCGGCATCGTCGGCAAATTCGCTTTCTTTAAAAAGCCCGTCATTTACAAAGGCGTTAAGGCAATCAAAGTAATAGTAAGCGCCGTGCAGCACCTTAGCCGGTAAGCTAAGCCCTAAGTAATAATAATGCTTCCCTTTGCCGTAGTCGTTCATGCCAAAGGCAAGGTATAATTGCCCGTCTTTGCTTGCGCTGTGCGGCTCACCCATTAAAAACCCGGCGTGTACGGGTATGCGGTAATCCTGTAAAGCCTGTTCAGCTTTTCCCCGGGGCAAGGTCTTAGGCGGCATACAATTTAACATTTCGTTGTATACGTCCTCTGTAACCTCTTGCCCGGGCTCTGCGCTAAAGCTGCGGTCTTGCTGCCATTTTTCCATTGTGTAAACGTCCATAAGCTGCGCCCTCACTTTCTTTTTATGTTTACATGGGATATAATAACATAGCCGGTAAGCGTTTGTCAATACTTATTATCATGTTTACACGATAATACCAATAATATATGAAAGCATAATAATAGCGGGCAAGCCTGTAAGCCGCCCGCTGTGCTGCTTCTATCTCTGTGGGTTCATGTGTACTTTATGCGGTTGCCGTTTTCATCGTAGGCGGGTTTTAGTCCCTCGTCCTCGGGTTTCCATCCATAAGGGCGCAAGCGTTCAATATCTGATTTTGCGGCTTTTACGTTCTTTACATAAACGAATGTTTCCCCGTTGTAATCGTCTGTGCGGTCTACTCGGGTAACCTCGTACAAATCACCCTTATAGTAGACGTGGCTATAGATTTGTACATCATCCCGGAAATTAAAGACAAAAAAGCGGGTTTCGTCGTTCCAATAGGCGTGCGCTGCAAAAAGTTGGTCTTGCGATAGCTGCCGGGTGTAGCACCACAGGGGCGCAGGATTTACCGCTACATAATACGGTATAGGGTTGCTGTAAGATTCTTCGGGTTCTACATAGACGGTATTGTAGATTTGCGCTTTTTTGTCCTTTAGGAAGTAAAGCCCGTTGTTATTCTGTGCCATTGTTTAGCCCTCACTTTCTTACACGGTTGCCGTGTCTTTATATTCGTTGTAATGCTCGTATAAGCCTACATAAGCGTCTAACAGGCTTGCTAAGCCGTCTATACGGTACTTAGGGCTTTGCGCCTTTATCGGTACTATATTGCCGTTCCTATCCTCTTGCACGCCGGTATTAGTCATGCACCATTTAAGCAAGCTGCTATTGTTGTAGTTTACCTTTTTCGCTTTCAAGTCTGCGCCTAACATTTGCATAGGCAAAGAAAGCGTTTTTGCGCCCTGTATGCAGCGCACCATATTAAAGCCGTGGTCTTGCATTTCCTGTACCCAATATTTTGCGCTGTAAGAGTCGTAATAAATCCATGCGGGCGTTATTTCGTAGGTGTAAACCATTTCTAAAAACCATGCTGTAACGTCGCTGTAATTGATAGAATTACCGGCGCAAAGCCTTAGTTGCCCTGCTTCTAACCATTTGTCATAGGGTATTTTTTCATCCTTTACCCGCTGTTCAAAGTTATCTGCCGGTAACCAATACATTTGCGTTACATACCGCTTTTCTTGCTTATCCATAAGCAAAAGGGTTGCACAAGTTAAATCTGTGGTAATGCTCAAATCTGCGCCGCCTATGGCATAAGAGCCCCTAAAGCGGGCAAGGTCGAAAGTTTCCGGGTTGTCTATATCGTCGAAAGTAAGCCACGTTGTACCCACAGTTTGAATTACATTAAAGTCTTTAACCAATAGCCCGGTTAAGTCTCGGGGGCTGTTCTTTGCCCGGTCTACCTTTGCTATAAGGTCGTCAAGCTTCTTTATGCGGTTTAAGCCGGGGTTTGCTTTTTCCCATTGCATAGGGTCTACCCATTCTTTTTTAGCGTCAAGCTCATACAGGATAGGTAAAAAGCCGTCGTCTTTTATTGTGCCGTCTGCTACGCCGCAAGCATACTTGTACATATCGTCAAAGATACATTCCCGGATTGTGCCCGCCGTCGTAATCATCACTAACAGGGGTTGCCGCCTTGCGCTTTGGCTCTGCTTCATTACCTCGTATAAGTTGCGGTCTTTAATGCTGTGCAGCTCATCCATTATTACTAAATGGCTGTTCAAGCCGTCTAAAGTATCGCTGTTCTTGCCTAAAGGCTGCATCTTTGAAAAGGTAAGCCCAAAGTATAAATCACTCTTGCGCTTTTTAACTACTTTCACAAGGTCGGGGCTTTGCTTTACCATGTTTAAGGTTTCATCAAAGATAATGCGGGCTTGGTCTTTCTTGCTTGCCACGCTGTAAACCTCTGCGCCGGGTTCATCGTCTGCGATAAGGCAATAAAGAGCAATGCCGCTAAGCATGGTACTTTTGCCGTTTTTCCGGGCTACATAGAAAAGCGTTTCCCTAAACCGCCTATACCCTGTGGGCTCACACACAAAGCCAAATAGAGCCGATATAAAAGCCTTTTGGAATAGTTCAAGCTTTACCGCCTTGCCCGCCCATTCGCCTTTTGAGTGCTTGCAAAACGTCTCTATAAACTCTATAGGGCGTTCGGCTTTCCTTTGGTCGAAGATGTACCCACAGTTAGGGTTGTGCATATCGGCTACAAGCTGTTCATATACCCGGCGCACCCGCTTAGATACGATGCAATGCCCCTTTTGAATTTCCTGTAAGTAAAGCTCTATATAGTTCATGCTTTCCCCGCTTTCAGAAAGTCATATACCGCATTGCTGCTTTGCGCTTCCGGGCTTTTCTGCATTAGGTCGGTAAGCTGCTTATAAAGCGTGCTGTACCGCTGTATAGTTTTGTTGTAGCTCGTTAGGGCTGTGCTTTCCCGGGTAAATTGCTGCTTGCCCTGTATAAATTCTTCCTCTGTGCCGTTCTCTTTGATTTTCCTTTTCAGCGTCGTTAGTGTTTCATCCATGAAAATAAGTTCATCTATGAGCTTGCGCCCTATATATTGCTTATCCTCGGGGATTTTCTCTAATATCGCTTCAAGTTCGGCAACGTGCTTTTTTCGTGCCATTATCTAACCTCATTTCTATTACAAGTATTATCATGTTTACACATATTATAGCATAATACTTGCTTACTGGATAGCCCCCCGCCCCTCGGTTTTACCCTGTAGGGGTTTTCTTACCTACCCCCGCCGGTGCCTTAGCCCCTAACAGAACAGCGCACCCCGGGGGGTGTTCGGCGGCTTTCTTTCTGTGGGTTCACTTCTCGGGCTTACCGTGCTTACCTCTGTTACCCGTTCATATATGTAACATTGTGTGAAGTAATCCGCATAGCCCGCAAAGCCTTATATTATCGGCACTTTTGCCCCCTTTGAGCCTTGCCCCGTTCACGTTGCTAAACTATGTGAAGTTGTACCCGCTATTTATAGCTAAATTTCCTCATTGCAGCGTCTATTGTGGTTTGTTCTATGCCTATATACCTAAGCGTTTTGCTTTGGTCGCTGTGGTTAAATATCCGCATTAGCAATACAATATCTTTCGTCTGCAAGTAGAAGTGATAACCAAAGGTCTTGCGCATTGTGTGCGTGCCTAAGTTATCTAAGCCGAAAGCTTCCCCGGCTGCGTGTATTACCCTGTAAGCATATTCACGGCTTACAGCTTTGTTTACCGCCCGGGCACTCGGTACAACATATTCATAATCTTTCTTGCCCTCACAGTATGCAGCTATAGCCTTTTCAAGCTCTGCATTTACAGGGAAAAGCTTTTCTTTGCCGGTTTTCTTTTCCCTTATCTTTATTTCAGACTTTCCCCGGATGTCACGCACCTTTAATTTTAAGATGTCGGATATTCTAAGCCCGCTGTATATTCCTATCATGTACATGATGTAATACTTTTCGTGTACGTCCTTTAGGTAGTCTGCTAAGTCCTGTACTGTGGTTTTATCCCTTATCGGTTCAACGTAATTCATGCTATACCCCCTGTAAGCCCCGTAAACGCCCCTGTAAGCGATTTTAGGGGCAAAGGGTACTTTTATATTGCCCGGTCGCTAAAACGGCTCTACGGGCTTTCTGTGCGGTCGTTTTTCATGCGCTCGATAGCTTCACAGGCTTTTTTGTATTCTCTTACCTCTGCGCTATCCTGTGCGCCTATCATGTTGCCGCTTTCGTCGAATATCGCCCGGCTTACCTTTGCGCTGTGTTCTTGGTTGTGGCACTCTTGGCAAAGGCACTCTAAATTATCAAAGCTTAGAGTTATAGCCGGGTCGTTCACGTTCCACGGCGTTATATATCGCCTGTGGTGGCATATCACGCCCACGCCCCCGCAACGTTCGCATACATAATGCTTACTTGTCATATACAGGCGGCTTACATCGTGCCACGCCTTAGAGCCGTAAAAGCCCCGTGCATACTCTTTCATGCCGTGCCCGTGCTGCGCTGCACTTTCAGCGTGATACACTTTAACAGGCTGTCTATTGTGCGCTGTAGCTTTATATCGTCGCTGTGGTCGCTGTAATACCACAGCGTAAGAATAAAGCCGCTTACCGTTTCTACAAGCGGTTCTGTTTTCTGCTGTTCTTCGTTCATGCCGGTTGTTACCTCGATGTAATCCGGGATAGCATAAATAAGGCTGCTTATAAGTTCGTCGTTGTTGCCCTCGTCAACGTGCAGAATATTACAGGCTTGCGCTAAAGTTAGCATTTTCTATTACCTCACTTTCAAAAGTAAAGGGGCACAGGGGCGTTATTGCACCCTGCACCCCCTCGTTAGCTATTAGGCGGTCGCTGTAAGCTGCTTAGCTGTTAGACGTTGCCTTATAGAGCTTTACAAAGGCTTCTGTTACAATCGGCTTGCAATCTGCGATAGCAAGAGCCCTGTAATCAATAAGCCCCTTACGGAAAGAGCTTTCCCGGCTCACTTCAACGGCGATACCCTCGGGCATATTGTAAGCCATGTACTTAGCAAAGTTGCCAAAGTAAACGACGTTATCGGCAATGTTATCATCAATGATGATTTCATGCCCTAAGATTTTGCCCACGCCCTCGGCTTTCGGGTCTGCGATAAATACGGGGCGTTCTGTGGTATCGGTCATGCCGTAGAACACATTGTAAAGGGTCGCATTGTTCATAGCCCACTTTGCGCCGTTGGAATAGCCACGCTTCAGCAAAGCGATAGTTTCCACGACTTTAGCATAAGTAAAGCTGCCATTTGCGGCGATTTCTACGGCGTTTTTGCCCGTGCCGGTCTTTACCCATGTAATACCGGCTTCAAGCCCCGTACCCTGTGCGCTGCCTGTGCCGTTTACAAGGGCATCTGCGATACATTCCATAACGCACGCTGTAAGCTCGTCTACAAGGTAGCTTTCAAAAGCGGCAATGCTCATGCGGCGGGCTTTTGCGCTGATAGCAAAGATTTTGATAATCTCGTACCCGTCGAAAGTAACGGCGGTCGGTACTACCTTTTCAGCGTCAACGGCTGCGCCCTCGGTGTGCCATGCAGCTTTATTGCTCGGCGTACCCACAGGCACAGAAATTTTAGTAGGAAGCGCAAAGCTGCGGCACTCGGAAAGCAAGCCGCCCATAGTGCGGGCTTTCTTGATAACCTCGTTAAGCGTCTGCGTAGGAATGACGGCAACGGCATCTGTAGAGCTGATAAAGGCATCTGCCCTCTTTTCGGAAAGCTTCATACCCGCATCATAAGCCGCCTTTTCGGTTTCGGTCATTCCCTGCCCCAAAAGGCTTTTATAAAATGCGCTGCGGTATTCCGGGGTGTCTAAAACGTCGTCGCCAAAGGTCTTTTTGCCCTGCGGCTCGGTTTTCATGCCGGTAATGACGTTAAGCCCCTGCGCCGGGCTAGAGCTTCTAAGCTCGATGTTTTCCCGGGCTTCCTTAATGCCCCTAAGCTCGATGTTAAGGGCTTCAATATCGGCGTTTTCGTCGGTGTCGATAATGTGCCCGATTTCCTGCGCTCTGCGTTCCATTTCTGCAACTTCCTTTGTGCGGTAGAAGTTGAAAGCTTCCGCAACGGTCTTAAACTTCATGGTTTTATATCCTCACTTTCAAAATCTGATTTACAAGCCTTTTAGCTTGCTTTCGTGCTGCTAAGGTTCTAAGCCCTGCGCTGCGCTCGTTCCGGGCTTCTACGCTTGCCGTAGGGTAAGCGGGAAAAGGCACTACAGAACATTCAAGCACCTTAGCAATGCGGGTAATTGTCCGGGTGTTCGTCTGTGCATCGTACCGGCTGCCGCCGTCGTTCACAGTAAAAGCAAAGCTCATGCCGCTAAGGTCGCCACGCTTTACCGCTTCATAAACCGCCCGGGCTTCTGCCGTGTCGGGCAATGCCGCTTTCATTTCAAGCCCTGCCGGGGTCAATTCAAGCTGCATTGTGCGGGGTGTACGGGCAAGGGGCACTTTGCTTAGGTCGTGATTGTAAAATAATCTCACGTCGCTAAGGTCTGCGCCGTCAAGTGCGCCCCGCTGTATGATTTCGATATATTCCCCTGCCGGGTCATGTATCGTTGTGGGCGTGTCGTATACTATCGGCGTACCCACTAAAACAAGGCTTTCTGCCCCTGCCGGGGCAGCTGCTCTTATTTCTGCTACTCTGATTTCTTTCATTGTGCCGCCCTCTTTTCGTCTGCAAGATAATACCGGCTGTAGCTCGTTTTTTCGCCGTATCGGTTGCGGCTGTTCTCTGTGGTAGAGCCTATAGCATGGGTTTTGCGTAGGTCGAATATAACCCCGCTTAGGCGTGTTATGCCTAAATCCCGGAAAGCTTCAAGGCTCGTTATGCTGCCGTATTCCCGCATATAGCGCAATACTCTTGCTTGCTGCGTCATTGGTCGCCGTTTCTTTCCCCGGCTTTGTGCAGCTGATAAGCTAAGGCGTTGTCTGCGTCCACAACGTTAAGCGTTTGTAGTCTCTTTTCCCCGCCCTGTATAGCCGGTAGGTTCAAAATCTCTAAAGCTTGGTTTATCGAAAGCAAGCCCAAAGGCATAATTTCTTTGATAAGGTTTACTTTGGTTGCATTGCTTGTAAACTGTAGCCGCCCGCTTTCAAACATGATAGAGTTGCCGAAAGCCTGTTCACGGTCGGTAAATACCTTTGCTGTAAATTCCATGCTTAGAGCCACGGCAAAGGGTTCTATTGTGCTTTCGTAAAAGGCGGCAAATTCATCTTCATTGTAATTGCTGTTTACAATGTTTTCTGATATTCCCAAATAATCATATATTTTCTTTTTTACTTCCTGTGTTTGGTCGGCGGTAAGTATTACCGGCTTGCTTTCAATCGGCGTATACTCTGCCTTTTGGTCAATAGCCACTATGCCGCCGTCGTTGCTGATTTGCAGATAATCGGCAATAAAGGCTTCTTTTTCTTCTTTCAGCTTTTCCTGGCTCATTATCTGCGTATACTTCAAAATGCCCCGGATATTCGCCCCGGATTTGATACCCGATATAATGCCCTCGTTCTGCGTGTGCGCAAGCTCTAAAGCCGGGTATAAGGCTGCGTTGTCGTCGCCTAAAAGGTCGTCGCTGTTAAAGTTGCGGCGTAGGTGGACAATATCACGGTAGGGCAATAGAGCCTGTTTACCGCTTTTGAAGTAGAAAAGGCAATACAGATTGTTTAGGGCATCTGTAAGCATTTGCACGCTTGTACACGTTACCGGGTAAATGCCGGTAAGTTCGCCCCGGTTGTCACGCTCTAAAAGCGCAAAGGCGTTATTGTACAAGTAATAATGCGTAGCAAGTTTATATAACAGGTCGTAGGCACTCATATAAGGATTTGGGCGCACCTGTAAGAGCCTATTTAGTTTGCAATCGCCCTCTATTTTGTCATGGTCTGCATACTTAATAACGTGCCCGCCCTTTAGCTTGCCGATATTCCGGGCTATAGCGTCTACAGCACCACGGTAAATATCATTGCTGTAAGCATCGCCGTTGTAGGCGGTAAATACCCCTGTGGGCTCGTTTATCATCTGCGCCGCTGTAGCAACGGCGGTTTTACTCTGTTTCTTAAAGAGCCGGTCTAAAATAGCCATGCTAAGCCCCTTTCTGTAAACTCGTTCACATAGATAATATCATGTTACCCGTGTTTTGTCAATTACTCTGTTTTATATGTTTACATGAAAAGCAAAATAATAGGGCGCACCATTGCGGCACGCCCCGGGGCTTATATCCGTGTAAAGGGGTTGTCTGCGTCGTCTACCTCTGTAAAGCCGTCAAAATCTGATTGCGGCACAAAGTAATCAAATTGCGGGTAGTATTTGAACCCACAGGAATAAGAGCTTTTGCCGTAGCGGTTTTTTAGGCAAACAAGCTCTATTTTGCGGGGGTTTTCAAGCTTTGCAGCTTTCACCTTTTCCCGCTTTTCCTTTAGCTTGTCTTTTTTGTCGAATAAATCCCCGTTCATTATTTGAAGCTGCAAGCCCCAAATAACATCGGCTGTATACTCAATGCCGCCGCTTTCTTTGAAGCTTTCAAAGTCCACGGGGGTAAGATAGTTTTGCCGGTTCAAGCTGCTTATAACCACTAATACTAAGTCGTTATCTGTTTGCAGCTTCTTTAAGGCTCTTACATGCCCGTCTACAGCGTCTTTTGTGTTCTGCTTAGGGTCAATAGGTCGGATAATCTGCAAATAGTCCACGATAACAACGGGCTT